CCAGCGTGATATGGCTACCACATTTGGTAATCCATTCTTCTACACAACCACCGCTGGTACACCCATCAACGGTTACGAACTCAACGAATATGGTTTGTTGGCAGCTTACTCAGTGTTAGGCGTCAGCAACCGCGCATTTATGATGCGTGCCAACATTGACTTGGCAGCACTGGCTGCTAGTCTAAGTCGTCCCTTGGGCGATCCTGCTCCCAATACATATTGGCTAGATACAGATGCCAGCACATTTGGTGTATTTGAGTGGAACAGCACAGGTGGCGGCGGCTCAGGCAACTTGATACTTAAAACGCCTACAGTGATTACAGATCCTGATCAAACCACAGGTCCCAATGTGGCACCTCTTCAAAGTGTGGGCATGATCGGTGATTATGCCATCGTTGCAACCAACACAGATTTGCCTCTGTACTACAAAGCAGGTAACACTATTCCTAGCACAGATAATAATTATAATCAGTGGGTCCAAGTTGGATCTTCATCTTGGCAAAATGTATGGCCCACAGTACAATCTGCAGCAGTTACCACAGGCGTACAGGGTTATCTCACACTCAACGGTACCACTATCAACAGCGGTATTGACACAGACTTGTTAGATGTAGCTTATGGCGGTGGTGGCAACACTTATGTTGCTGTTGGCGCTACAGTCAATTCCTCAACCAATGAAATTTATTACGCTCCTGCTGCCAACGTATCCGGAACATGGTCAGTGGCCAATACTGCTGGCTTCTCGGGTAACTTGCGTGCCGTGGCCACCGACGGAACCGATTATGTGGCTGTAGGCGACAACGGTAATGTCTTAGTAGGCGGAGCCAATACTGCAGTTTGGACACAGGTAGGCAATGGCACATTCAGCGGTGCGTTCCGTGACGTGACCTATACCAGCAATTCATTTACAGCAGTTGGAGATTCGGGCACTATCTATACCACGGCTAACTTGTTGGCAGGCTTTACAGCAGCCGGTGCTAACGCCAACGTCAGCACACAACTTTTGGGCGTTGCCTCTTTGGCCAACGCTAGTGCTCAGTTTGCAGTGGGAGCCAGTGGTCGTATGTTGTATACAGGAGATGCATGGTCAACACTGTCTAATGTGTCAAATGCAAGTCTTACCACCAACACACTCAATGCTGTGGCTTACAACGGTGGCACTACAATCGTAGTTGGTGCCGGCGGTACTGTGTTACGCAATGCTTCGGATGCAGCCAGCAACGTATCTGCATGGACCGCTGTGACTGCCAGTGCAATTGCATCAACTAAAAATCTAGTAGATGTCACATATACCAACGGACAGTTTGTGGCTATTGCTGCATCTGGAGAAGTTTATGTATCTACCGACGGTAGTACCTGGACTGCAGGCACAGCATCTGGTTTGACCAGTATTGCTGCCATAGCCGGTGGGTACAATGCCAGCACTGCTGTTATTGTAGGCGCCGATGGAGGCGTGGTAGTAGGCAATCCCAATGCTCTTTGGACAACTAATCCACAAGGCGCTACTTTATCTACTTTGGCGACATCAATAAATGCTGCCAGCATCACAGGCATCACCGCAGGCGTGGTCAATAATAGACTTAATATCTACGGCGGATACACAGCACAGCCTTCGGGTGGTGCTTATGGTACTATAGTTTTAGGCGGCGATTCCAGTATGTTGAGTTTGCTTGGTATCAACGCTGGTACGTACAATGTACCTGTCACACAAGCAGGACCGCATACCAATCCTCCACGCTGGACCAGTACACTAACTACACAGCGTCCTTCAGGATCTATTTGGAACAAGACCACAGCAGTCAACAATGGAACACTGCTGACAGTCAGCAAATGGAGCACAACACTACTGCAATTTGTACAGCAGGCCTGTCCATTGTACATCAGTGATGCGGCTGTTAACAATGCATTAGATCCATCGGGCGGCGGCAAAAATATTGCTGCCGGCGCTACCTATGCACAAATCCATCCCATGACAGACACCAATGTGTTTGCTGTCAACACCACAACCAACACTGTAACCAACGGTTTGATTGGTATGCAATTATTCCAGCGTTATGCTTCGGGTCCTACCAATGCACAAGGTGTCACAGCAAATCCTACCTTTACTAGTTCTACAGATAAAACTTTCTATATCAGTGCTAGTGTCAAAGGATCCAGCGCATATGCTACTCCGGTGCAGCGCACAGTTGGGGGGACTTATAGTGCTGCAGATTTTGTCACAGCAGTGCTGAGTGCTAACCTTGATGGAGTAACTGCTGAAGTCAATGCTCAAGGATACATTATACTGTCTCATGCATACGGCGGCAGTATCCTGTTGCAAAACGGAAGCAGCAGCAGTACTATTGTAAGTCTTGCAGGTTTTGTGCCCAACGACGGTGTCGCAACCACAGTCACAGTCAATGCAAAGACCAATACTTATTTTGGCAGCACAGGCTTGGGCGGTAACGGTAGTGTTGTTGAACTCAGTAACTGGGTCGATGGCAGCACTTGGGAACTGGGAACAGAAGTTTACTATCAGCCCACAGCACCTGATCGCTTGCCTGACAACGGCACATATTGGTACTACTCGGCTGCCGATCAAGTGGACATCATGATCAAAGATGGCGGTCAATGGAAAGGTTATTATAATGTCACTGCTGATATCCGTGGCTATAATCTCAGTACAGGATTAAACACAGATGGTCCTATTATAAGTCCTACAGAGCCTACTACTATCACAGTCAACGGCAGCGAAATTCAACTGACAAGTCAAGTGGGTCAGTTGTGGATTGACACCAGCGATCTTGATAACTATCCTATCGTAAAACGCTGGCAAGAAATAGCACCCGGTGATTATCAGTGGGTGTTGATAGACAATGCTGATCAGACTGGCCAGAATGGTATTTTGTTTGCAGATGCACGCTGGGCTACTTCGGGTTCAGTTGATCCTGTTAATGATCCCATTCCTACTATCAAAAGTTTATTGACCAGTGATTACTTGGACTTGGATGCTCCCGATCCTGATCTATATCCTGAAGGTATTTTGCTTTGGAATATGCGTCGTTCGGGCTTTAATGTTAAGGCCTTTACCACCAACTACTTTACAGCACAGAAATATCCCGATGATACTTTGCCCACGTATTCGTATACCTGGGTCACAGCATCTGGTCTGCGTGACAACGGCGCTATGTATGCTGGCCGCAAAGCACAGCGTGCATTGATTGTACAGGCTCTACGTGCTGCTATTGATGTCAGTTCTGAGGCACGCGAAGATGCACGTATATTCAACTTGTTGGCCTGCCCGCAGTATCCAGAGTTGATCCAGAACTTGGTAGTACTCAACAACGACCGCAGCAACACAGCATTCATCATTGGTGACACACCAATGAGACTGCCTGCATTGAGTCAGCCGTTGCAGGCCTATGCCACCAACGATTTGGCTGGTGCGCAGGTGTTGCCTGAAGATTATGTAACCACAGGTGATCCTTATGTGGCCACATACTATCCTTCGTGTCAGACCAACAACACCAATGGTGCCACAGTGGTACAACCGCCCAGCCACATGATGCTGCGCACGTATGTTCGTTCAGACGAAGCCAGCTATCCATGGTTTGCTCCGGCAGGTACACGTCGTGGTGTGATAGACAATGCTGCACGCATTGGTTACATCAACGGTCAGACTGGCGAGTTTACACAAACCAATATGGGCCGCGACCTGCGTGACATCTTGTATGAAAACGCCATCAATCCTATCACGTTTATTCCTGGCACAGGCATCACTGCTTATGGTCAGAAGACACGTTACAATGTGGGATCTGCATTGAATCGTGTGAACGTGGCACGCTTGATTGTTTATCTGCGTACACAGTTGGCCACAGCAGTACAACCATACTTGTTTGAGCCCAATGATGCGTTTACACGCAGCCAGGTCTTGGCCACAGTGACGACGCTGTTGAATGATTTGGTAGCCAAACGTGGTCTCTATGATTACTTGGCAGTGTGCGATGAATCAAACAACACACCTGAGCGTGTGGATCGCAATGAACTGTATGTTGATGTTGCTGTTGAACCAGTTAAAACAGTTGAATTTATCTACATACCGATCCGTGTCAAGAACACAGGGGAGATCTCGGCAGGAGCATAAAATAAGGGGCGACCCTTATTTTAGCTTCCAGACCCAGGGCTAAATAACAGTAACAGGAGAAATCGAAATGCCACTTTCATCACAGACCGTACAGAGCTTGCAGAACCTAACAGTACCTATCGAAGGTCAGGGTAATCAAGGCCTGTTGATGCCCAAGCTCAAGTACCGATTCCGTGTACTACTCTACGGCTTTGGTGTTACAACAGCAACCACAGAGTTGACCAAGCAGGTCATTGACTTTGCTAGACCCAGTGTGTCATTTGAAGAAATGACTATTCCTATTTACAATTCCACAGTTTATCTGCCAGGAAAACATTCATGGGAAGCCACCACATTGAACGTTCGCGATGATGCTTCGGGTTCGGTTACAAGATTAGTAGGCGAGCAACTGCAGAAACAATTGGATTTTTATGAGCAGGCCAGTGCCACAGCTGGTGTAAACTACAAGTTTTCCATGCAGTGTGAAATACTGGATGGCGGCAACGGTGCTCTTGAGCCAGTGGTATTGGAAACCTGGAACTTGCTGGGCTGCTATCTAGCCAGTGCCAACTACAACGATTTGAACTATGGTTCCAGTGAGCCAGTAACAATTTCTCTAAGCATTAGATTTGATAATGCACTGCAAGGCGTTGATCCCACATCAGGCGGCGGCGTTGGTCAACAGTTGGGCGGAGCAGTCAGTAGAGCTCTTGGTTCTATAACTGGCGCAGGTCAAACTGGCGGCTAATCTAGGAGGGCTTGATGGCCTTCGGTAATGACTTCATAAAAGGGTTCTTGAGCGGGATCACCGGTCCTCAGCTCAAGGACTATCAACACGCATCAAAAACATTTGTACCTAACGCATTTGCTTATGCGCCCAAGGTCAAGTTTCTATTCCATTGTGTGTTCAACATCAACGGCCAAATTCCAGGAATCACGCAACTGCTGGGAGAAGCCAATACCACTATCAGCAAAACAGTCAAGAGCGTGCAATTGCCCAGTTATCAATTTCAAGTAGAAGAACTCAATCAGTACAATCGCAAACGCTATGCCAATACCAAGATCAATTACAATCCTGTTCAAATAACTTTTCACGATGACAACAGTGATCTAGTTCGTCAGATGTGGTATGCCTATTATCAGTATTATATCAAAGACAGCCAATACAGTTACAACGGAATTCCCGCCAGCAACGGCAGCGCCGGATCAGATCCAACATTTGCAGGATTTAGTTACAACTCAAACGACATCTATGCAGGCGAGCGCCAGATTGGAGACTTTGGTTTGGTAGGCGAAGGACGAGGATCACCACTACAGAAACAACCTGGTGCGTCAACCAACTTCTTCAATGACATCACTATCTTTGGATTCAATCAGCACAACTACAGTGCCTACACATTGATAAATCCTGTGATCACGGATTTTGCACACGATACTTACGATTATGCCGCCGGCGGCGAAACCATGCAGAATACCATGACCATCAAGTATGAATTGGTCAAGTACTATTCGGGCGCATTAAACGGTGCTACCAAAGCCGGCGCACCTCCAGCATTTGGGCAAACTGCTGACTATGATCAAGTTTCCAGCGCCATTACCAGACCCGGTGGCAATGCTACCATATTAGGCAAAGGCGGATTGATTGATGCAGGACAAGGCATACTGAATGACCTGGCAGCAGGCAACCCCATTGGTGCTGTTCTGCAAGGTGTGCGCACATATCAGACATTCAAAGATAAAAGTTTAAAATCTATTGCCAAGCAAGAAGTCACACAGGTTGGCACCCAGGTCTTGAGTCAAGGGGTCGAAACAGTGATAAGAAATCAAGTACCAGCCATCAACAAAACCCTAAGCTCTTTCTTTCCCACACCGCCCAAAGGCAACAATACCAATACTGTTCCGCAGACCAACACACCTAGAATCAGTGGCGGCAACTAATCCTTAGTTTGGTAAAATACACAAGGTAAATATTCATATGCCTAGCGTAAACAACCCAGACAATGTGAAAGATCGAACCAGTGCTGTGTATCAGCAGTTTAATGCTGCCTACGACGGCATCTATGGTTATGGTGTAGATCAAGATACCTATGATTATACTTTGGGTTATTTTGAAAAAAATACCAACAACAAACAAGCCGCTGCCGCATTTACAGACAATCTTTTTAGGATTGCAGCAAATTTCCAAAGCAACGGTGAAAACATCACTGTTCAAGATCTGTTACAGCAGATCAACAACAGCCAGGGCATAACCATTGACACGCTAATGGCCTATTGGTTGAATCAAATCCAAAGCACCAGCACACTGTTGGGTACTGTGCGCAAGTTCAGCAGTAACTACTACGTGACCAGGACCATACTAGATTGAAATGTCCAAGTTTGCTCAAGGGGAATTTGTACCCCAAAATCCCGACAAGTACGTAGGCCTAGGTCGTCCCAGATATCGTTCGGGCTGGGAGTTGAGTTTTATGAACTTCTGCGACAACAACAAAAACATCATCAAATGGGCCAGCGAAAGCATACGCATTCCTTATCAAAACCCCGTGACAGGCAAGCAGACCATATATGTGCCTGATTTTCTGGTGCAGTATCTGAACAAGAAAAATCAAATCTGCACTGAGGTAGTGGAAATCAAGCCCAAGAAGCAAAGCATCATTGAAAGCAAGGCCAGCAATAGAGAACGCTTGACTGTGGCCATCAACTATGCCAAGTGGGACGCTGCTACCAAGTGGTGCCGCAGACAGGGTTTGACTTTTAGGGTAGTCACAGAAGAAGACATATTTTATCAAGGAGGTCGTAGGTGACCAAAAAATTAGAAGAATTGTTTGAATTACCGCAGGACGAAGAAACCGTGGTGGAAACTCCTGCTGTACAGATCGAATCAGAAGATGTGCCCGTTACTGCCACAGCGTTGGCCAACTTGGAACGCATAGAGTCGGCCCTGCCTGCTGTCAAGGGCCTGGAAGCAGCCGACACTGAAATTGACGAGTTGGTGGGCTTGGCCAAAGAAAGCTACGAAGATTTGATGAATCTAGGCATGCAAGTGGACAGCAGATATGCAAGTGAGATATTTGCTGTGGCTGGTACCATGTTGGGCCACGCTATCACTGCCAAAACAGCCAAAGTAAACAAAAAACTGCGTCAAATCGACCTGCAACTCAAACACGCCAAACTCAAAGGCGATCAACTGCGTCAATCAGAAGACTCAGTCAGCGGACAGGCTGCTATACCCACAGCAGAAGGCGTGATTTTAGATCGCAACGAACTCATGCGTAGGCTAAAAGAAGGCGAAGTAAAACATTAAAAACGCTAAATAAATCATAAACTAGGAATGACCTATGAAAAGTTTTAAAGAATACCTAATAGAAGATGCCAGGGAGTTCAGTTACCGCATAAAAATTGCCGGTGAACTGGATGCCAAATGCCAGGCAGATATCAAGCAACGCCTAGACAAGTACGATGTGGTGTCAATGAGCACGGCCAAAAAAACGCCTATCCTGGCCACACCTTCGGATTTTCCTGGCTTGAAAAACATCGAAATCAACATTATTGATTTTACATTCAAGTATCCGGCCAGCCTAGATGAGATCCAGCAGCAGGTTCACTTGTGCGGTGTGCCAACTGCCAACATCGTGGTAGTGGATCGCAAGTGGGACGACAGCATTGAAAAGGATGCCGAAGGACAGTTGGATACAGAAAAAACCAGCGAAAAAGATTCTTTGTTAATGACCACAGATCTAGGCGCACCCAGTGCCGAGCAAAAAGAACTCAGCAAACGCTATGCCACTAGAGATGCTGCCATGGCAGCAGAAGCAGCCAAAGACGGTGCAAAGTTTGAAGTAGCCGGTGGTAAAACACCCAAAGCAAAAACCACCAATGACTTGCCACAGGACAATACCAGTCCTTTCAGTCGAGTAAGCCGCCCTGCCAAAATGCGTGCCGGCGATATGACCATCAACGTAGGAAAATAATCATGAACATTTACAACGTATTAGACAAACTCAAAGCCATTGCTGAAAAAGATCCTCACTATCGTGATGCGGCCAACAACACTCAGGCATATGGTTTCAAGACTGTGAGCGAAGGTGTGCATGGTGAAACCTGCAACGAATGCGGTATGTATGAAAGCCACTGCGAGTGCCCCGAAGGCGAAGTCATGGAAGGCGACAAGCCGGACTTCTTGGATCTTGACAAAGACGGCGACAAAAAAGAATCCATGAAGAAAGCCGCAGCAGACAAAAAAGAAGTTAAAGAATCGCCTGAACTCAGAGGCATACTCAAGCACGCTGGTATCACCATGATCACACCCTCGGGCACCATGGCCAATCAAGCAGATAGCCTTGTGGAAAGCATAAACCGCACAAAGTCTATCCTGAATGAAAACTATTCGGGTGGATTGAATCTAACACCTGTGGCTGAAGTTGGTTACAGCGCCAAGAAGGCCAGTGCTGGAAAAGACATTGGCAAGCCTGGCAAGAATTTTAGTAAAATTGCAAAGTCAGCCGGTGAGCGCTATGGCAGCAAAGAAGCCGGTGAAAGAGTAGCAGGTGCTGTGTTGGCCAAACTACGTGCCAAAGAATCTGTGGGCGAAGATACCATGGATGAATCTGCACTACAAGCATATCTCGGCAAGAAAAAATATGGCGAGGAAGGCATGAAAGCTTTGCAAAAAGCCGGACGTGACCACGCTAGCAAAGAGACCATGGCCAAGATTCGCACACGCTATGACAAGATGGATGAAGCAGGCATGGTCACCGATCCACAGAGCAATGATGAAATGGGAGCCTATGATCCTCCCCTAGGTGAGGCCAATGTCAATATGCCCGACACCGGCGATGACGGTCGTAACGCAGCAGGAGTCACACTTGGCGAACAAGAAAAGACTCACAAAGGTGGCACCGTGACTAAAACAGCCACTGGTATCAAACACAAGGCCAAAGAGATAGACTGGGAAAATGACAAAGACGATGACGAAGATGAACAATCAGATGAGCCACGTGGCCGCGGTCGTCCCAAGAAAAAAGAATCTGAAAAAACTTCTGCAAGTTTACCCTGGGGCGGCAAAGCTCCCAAGGCCAGTCAATACAAACTTCCCAAACACAAAGGCACAACCTGGGGCATGAAAGGCGGCGAAAAATTTAGTCGCACAGTCAAAGAAGGAATCGAAGCAGCCAACATGATGATAGCGGAATCGTATCCTTCGTGGAAGCGTGAAATCCGTGCAGCTTATCCTGGTGTTGCGTTCAATGGCAATGCTGTTAAATGTCAGGCCCTGGTCGAAGGTGTTGAAGTTGCTGCCTTTGCTGCTCCTATGACAGAAAAAGCACCTCCGGGTGACAAGTATGAGCGCATGGTCAAGCATATCAAACAAGGCTATGCCAAAGATGGCAAACTAACGCCACAAGAAAAATCCATCGCTTATGCCACAGCGTGGAAGAAGAAAAATGCAGACATGGACGAAGGTATCCTGTCAGGCAAAGATTTACCTTGGCAGCAACCAGGCGATCCCACATTGACCAAAACCATGACACAGGATTATAAAAAAGACATCAAAGATCCTGGTCAGCGTGTGCTACAACGAGCCAAAGACATGGCACTTGAATTGCCTGTGAAAGAAGCTTCTACCGAGACCTTTGTCACCGACAAAGGCAACCGATACACCTATGTGCTGGGCGACGATGAGATGACTTCACAGATCATGTTCAATGGCACTGAGATACATCTGCAGTATGATCCCAACATGCAGGCCTTCGACCCCCAAGAGTCTCGTGCCAAAGATCCTATATTGAACAAATGGTTGAAACAGCAACAACCTTTCGGAAGCGACGAAGACAGCATAGATGATTTCGTAAACCGAGCTGTGGCTCATGTGTCTCGCGGTTCAGTCAAAGAAACCGATCTCGACGAAGTCAGCAAAGGCGAATATCTTAAACAGCAGGATGCACAAGCCGAAAAATCTGGCAAAGATACATTCAAGGCTTTTGGTCAGGATTTCAGCACCAAAGAAATCGACGAAACCATTGCTGTGTTGGAGCGCATGAAAGCATTGGCTGGTATGCCAGTCAAGGAAGAAAGTGATGCCGAAAAAGACGACAAAGCAGAAAAGGCTGCTGAAAAAGTAGCCAAAGATGTGGAGTACGACGACAAACGTGATCACGACAAAACTGATGCTGAAAAGCGCGACGACGACGCAGAAGAAGATGGCGAAGAAGTCAAGAAAGACATCGAGTACGACGACAAAAAAGATAGCAAAGAAAAAGACGAGGACAAAGACGACAAAGAAGAAAAGGTCGATGAGTCAGAAACATCCAAGTCCGGCTACTATGGCAAAGGTGTCTACGAATCTTATGAAAGTCAGTTCCAGCAAATGGTTGCCGAAGACATTACAGTCAGCACCAATCAAAGCAGCGCAGGCGACGACACAGTTACAGTCACAGCCACGCAGGATGATGCACATAGTTTAGTTGAACTGCTTAAGATGGCTGGTATGGGCCGCGAGATGTATCAAAAATACGATCCCAGTACCTGTGCAGAAGAAGCAGTAACAGAAGAAAATTCAGGTAATACAGCAGACGCTACAGAATACGGCGATGTTGATGAGTTGGTCAATCGTCTCAGTGGCGGTCTCAATGGTATGAAACTTCAGTATGCCAAAGGCTACAAAGGAGACAACGATATTACCACGCTTAAAGGACAAGCAGGATAATGCGCAGCCTAAAAGATTATCTCACCGAAGCCGAAGATTATCTTACCAAGCCAGCAGTGGGTGATGTATTTGAAATTGAAATCGCTAGAGATGAAATGCTGATTTCTGGCTATATCACTGAATGTGTTGACGACGGTATTGTTATAGAATTAGACGATCGTGGCGTGGCATTGTTGGAAGGCTATGGATATGTTGCTGATGCAAAATCTGCATTAGGCAAAATTGATTCGAGATTCAAGTCACTGTCAGGTCGTTCTTTAGGAGACGCTGCTCGCGAGTACGGCGACGAAGCTGATCGTCTGCAAAAAGAAATTGACGCTCAGCAAGCAGAAATCGATCGCCGAGCAGACAAAGACATTCCTTTCACACCCGACGAAAAAATCACAAACAAAGATCAATTTGGTAATGTAATTAAACATAAAGCAAGACATCTTGCACGTAAAGGCCTATCCCAGGCGCAGATCCAAAAGGAAGATCTCACAGCCGATCAAGAAGGTACCATGACCAGTGCAGATTTAGAAGAAGCAGAGTATCGTGGTCGCAAAGTCAAACTGGGCAAGCCCATGCAGGGTGATGTAAAAAAATCCAAGGTGTATGTTCGTGGACCTAAAGGCAACGTGGTCAAGGTCAACTTTGGCGATCCCAACATGAAGATCAAAAAGTCAAATCCCAAGCGTCGTAAAAGTTTCCGTGCAAGACACAACTGTGACAATCCAGGACCGCGCTGGAAGGCACGTTATTGGTCGTGCCGCGCTTGGTAATCAAAGGAAAATAAAATGGCAGTCAACGTCTATACCAGTCTCAGCAACGCAACAGTTTATACCGATAAACTACGCATCAGCACCAATACCGCGGTAACTTATCAAGTGTATCAAGTGGCTCTGGTGGATGGCAGCATCTATGGCAATGCCAATGTGGTTATTGGCAACACCACACCCGCCGGAAACCTTTATACTACTCCTATGCAGATTCCTGCTGCTACCACACGCGATGTCTACTGCGGCGCTCAAAACAAAGTTACCGTCGTAGGCAGTGGATACACAGCCACAGAGTTAGGCACAGCCAGTTCAGCATTGGCCGGTGTCATTGGTGGACAAACCATAATCTAAAATGCGTGCCCGTGAGTTTATCAGTGAGCAAGCTCACGGCAGTCTGCAACCAGGCGTAGCAGACGCATTACCATCCACATTTATCATTCCGGGATTGCCTAATCAAAATTCATACGTGCAGTATCGCTATGGCGTAGCACTAGCAGGTGCTGGCGCTAAAGAAGCACTGGAAAAAGAAGGCAGCGATACATTCCATAAAGAGTCTCCCTGGGGTGATGGTATGATTGTTGTTGCCTACGATGAAAGCGAAGTAGCGTTGATGAAAAAAGCCTTGGCCATGATGAACGTGGGCGGCGCAACGCAATTATCAACAGCAGCAAGTGAAGAATCATCCACCACAGGAAAGAAAAGTCCAGTGAGAGCAGTCAAAGGTGTGTTGAAATGAAAGCACACGAAATTATTGTAGAAGATGCACAAAAACTCAAAGCAGTTGTCACTGATTTGATAAATCAAACCAATGATGAATCTCTGCTTAACAAAGTTTACAATGCTCTCAAATCTAGCGATGTTGTTGGAAGAATAAACACAGCAATGAAACAGGATGTTGATGCAAAAAAATTCTTGGATATACTTACACAAGTAGTGTTGAATACTGAGGGCACAGTAGATGAAAAATTATCTTTTGCTGACAATTACTCCAAAGGTTTTATTGATATCAAGAATTTGTTTAGTAAAAGCAAAGTTGGTTATGATCAATTTGTAACTCCCGGTTTCCCGCAACGTGTTTTTAACAATCTAGTTCCAATTATTAAACAAGGTGTTGGTCCCGGAGAATTAGCATTCAGCATCATGAGTCCAGACATACGATTTACCGGGCAAGAATCCGGCGGCGGAGATTTAGAGGTAAAAGATGTTGGTTTTGTAGAACTCAAGACTGAACAGAAGAGTGGTGGACGTTGGATCAATCCGCGCAAAGCCAATATGAGCCTTAATGCCATAAGAGAAGCACTCATGGATGTCAGCGGATTTGATATACCACAGCGAGTCAATGTAAATGCTTGGTTACAGATACGTGAATATCTCAAACAAAAAATTGGGCTAAAACCAGCTCAGATGAAAAAATTATGTGATCTTATTGCTCAGGCCACTTTTAACAAAGTAGACAATAGTATGTATGCTCGGGCCCTAATGAATGGTTCAGCACAAGACATCAAACAGGCTGTTATCACTGTTGGATATGCCAACTATCAGGCATATTCTGGATTCAATGGTCTATTGATAATGAGCGTGCCAAGACGAACAGCACAATATTTTACTTCGATTGAAGAATTATTGCCTAACATCAAATCAGATCAACCATACATACTTGCTCCGGAGGGCGAGATGATGCCAAGGATAAAAGTTACAGTATGAGAGCACACGAATTCATTACCGAAGGCAAAAGGAACAATCGGCGTTCTGCCGCCCGCCACGAGTTTGAAATGGCACATCCAGGATTGGTAGGTCCCGGCGGTTCGGGCGATGTATATTGGGGTAGATACTACGACTTCTATCGCGTGTGTTCATTGGCCGGTATGGACCCAAAAGAACTTGATAAAGTAGATGACATCGGTTTCTTTGGTAACTTGCCGCTGTTCAGCGCATACACCGAATACGATCGCGAAAAGCTCATCGCTATAATGAAAAAGCTAGACATGAAACCCGAAGAATATATAGAAAAAGGCAGTCTAGAAGCAGATTACGTCAATCGCACCAGCCCAGTAAAGTCATTCCGGGGTTACGGGCAGTAACCATGTGCATCATAGTTGCAAAATACTTTCCTGGCATAGGATGGGCCGGCGCCAAGAATCGGGATCGCAACTACACTCCTGTATTAGATTTCATCGAAAGCGAACAGCAAGGTGTGGATCGCATGATGATGCACGATCGTGTCACTGGCTATAAAGAAGGTATCAACAGTGCCGGGCTTAGTATACTAAACACCAGTCTTGATGTCTACGACGACGAAAGCGAAGTGGAAGCCGGCACAGAACATACCAGTCCCGATGGCAGGATCATAGCACAGGCTTTGTTGTATCAGGATCCCTTGGATGCTGTGAAGTTGTTGGTCAAACGACAACTAGGTGGCTGCACCATAGTGTTCAATGCGGATGATTTATATCTGATAGAAGCCACTGACGATGACGGCAAAGGGCCTTTTAGATCTACCGTGAAAAAAATTGCCAAGAAGAACACAGTGGCCAGAAGCAATCACGGACTATGGATGCCCGACGCAGGGTATCAATGGAAACCTTCAAACACCAGCGAAACTATCAGCAGACTCAGCAGCGAAACCAGATTACTGCTGGCCGAACAAGTGGTCAAATCTGCCAAAAAACCCGAAGATCTAGTAGACGGAATGTGCCAAGTATACATAAATGATGCCCAACTAAATATCATGAGAACCAGCACACAACGAAAGAAGATGAGGACTACAAGCCAACAACTGTGTGTGCCCAAGGAGCGGACTTTGTATTGCCGCCCTATCAGTAGTCACATGGAATTTGATTTTTGGCGGCTCAATCGTCCCGACACCAATGTCTGGGTTGAGATATTGAGCAATCGTGCGCTGTGGCAAAACACACACGTTGATCCGCCCTTTGGTCATATGAATATGAAAGATCTATAATGAGAGCACGAGAATTTGTTATTGAAGCCAAGTTCGGCAGCGCAGCCGATGTACCAGCCGACGCAGATAAACTGCCCAAGTCGCACAAGTCTGCTATCAAAGGCGCTATCTCCATGCCTGATATCAGTCAGACCAAACAAGGTGGCAGTCCTTATACGCAATGGCGTTTTGGTATAGCAATGGCAGGCGCTCCAGACTTTCCCACACCACCAGCAGGTGCCTTTGCTGGAGATCCATTGTTGGCAACCTATACTGACGAAGATCTAAGAATTATCAATGCAGCAGCCAAGTCAGTGGGTGCCGGCGAAGTTAAAAAACTCACAGACAATCGCAGTACCGAAGCTGAGCACGTACATAAAGTAAGTCCCGTCAAGGCATTCCGTGGATATGGACAGTGATCTTTCATTGTCTATGAAACCTGTACTAATACTCCAACATCAAACTCCCGAGTGGCCAGCATATCTCGTTACTTGGTTAAAACAACACAATATTCCCTATGAAACATACAATGCCGGATCCAATCAGGCCTTTCCGGCCAGTATAGAACCTTACTCGGCCATGGCTATCATGGGCGGCGGTATGAGCGCCAACGATCCCTTGTTGTCAAATCGTCAGGCAGAAATATTGATATTGCAGGCAGTGCTTAAAGATCGTCCAGTGATAGGTCATTGTCTAGGTGGACAACTGATGAGCCGAGCACTGGGTGCCAACATTACTGCCAGTCCACAACCCGAAATTGGTTGGCAGCCTATTGAATACGAGTCTGATCCACTGGTCAATCATTGGTTTGGACCCAATCCCACCGCCATGATCATGCAATGGCACTATGAAGCCTTTGCTGTGCCCACCGGAGCCACACGTTTGGCCACCAGTGCATCTTGTCCTAATCAGGCCTGGTGCTTTGGACCTCATCTGGCCATGCAGTTCCATATTGAAATGGATGTGGCAAAAGCACAGGCCTGGGCAGCAGATGAAGATCCCACCTGGGCTGCGGCACGCATCAGATACTCGTCGGTACAAAGCGGACAAGACATACTCAACGGCATTGATCCATATCTGGCACAGCATCAGTCTACGGCCGACCATATCTACAGCACATGGTTTGCTCAAGTATCAACATAAGTCCTCCAAAAAAACTAAAACACATCAATCTAGCGCATAACTAATAGAACTATGCTAGAACCCATCAAACTTAAATTTTATAACGAATTCATTTATACTCAGTTAGACGAACATCTGCCTAACGAACGTGATGAAAAAATTACAACTCAAATCATCGAAAATATAGTGCTACCTTTGAATATTGCCAAAGATGCAGATATCAAAGATGTGGGTTCGGGATACGGTTATTTCCAAATTGAAATGCTAAAACATGGATATACCAATATATGCTGTTTAGATTACAATCTCAATACCGTGCGTAGTCTACAAGAAAGAAATTTAAATTTTGATCGCAGGGATATGAGCTTCTTGCCAAACAAAGACGAAGCTGTAGATTTTATCTTTGCCAGACAGTGTATCCAACACAGTGTATTTCCATTCTTTACTCTTATGGAATACAATCGTATTTTAAAATTAAAAGCACCACTGTACATTGAAGTTCCTTGCCCACAGCAGCCTGCTAATCATGAAATGGCCAAGGGAGTTTATAGTATTCTTACACTAGAAATGTGGGCAGCATTGTTTTATAAATCAGGATTTGATGTAGAACTGAATCAGGTCATGACCTTAGAATATAACAAAAAAGACTCAGACGAAAAAATCCAAGATCAGCATTTTGCCTTCCTACTGCGTAAAAAACGCCCGATGGATATCAAATAATCCAGTGCTAAATACTGGATGATGTTTGATCCATACTCTGCTGCAAAACTTCAAAAAAAAGTAGAACTTACCCCGGTTGATACCAGCCTGGCTGACATCAAGCGTCTTGCGGGCCTGGATCAGCCAGCGTCCAGTAATGATTGCTCGGCAGTCAAACCAGATCTAGCAGCAGACCTAAGACGCGTTGAACGCGAGCGTGATATCAAGCCAGGTACCAAAGAGTGGTTCAAACTTTGGTTTGCCAAACCCACACTCACCGGCGAAAGGCATTACGATGAAAGCCAGTGAGTTCTTGCCAAAAAACATGAAACTGTTTCGGGTGCGTGTTAAAATCAAACAAGTGGGCCATACGCAGATGATAGACACCACCATCACTGCGCCCAATGCCAATCTTGCTCGTCGCTTGGTCAAGGATCAGTTTGGTCATACTGCCTTGGTAGGCAATGTACAGGAAGTCAAATGAGAGCCAAAGAATTCGTCCGTAGAGAAGACTACGATCCCAATGCCACGCCGCCAGGTCCTGAATTCAAACCTACCATGCCTGCAGGCACAGTGCGTGTGGATGTCAGTGATGTGTACGATTGGTACAAACTAGGCCAGCATATCAGCAATCTCAAAGGCCTTGGCCGGCATGACTTTGGTAAAGGACCACCCAGCGCGATCATTAACTTTGGCAGTGAAGAAGCCGAGCACGAGTATATAAAAGATTTAGAACGCACAGGATTGACCACTACCGATATAGATCCTGTAGATCCCAGCCAACCCAAGGCTATGCGGCGTCAAAAAACCGATCCCACATACAATGTTGGGGAATCCGAATCGCAACAACAATCCAAGCCACATCTGTATCTAGACATGGACGGTGTGCAGGCTGACTTCTTCCTGCAGTGGGCCAAGATGTTTGGATTCAAAAATTATCGAGACATGGGCGATGTGGCTGCACAAACGGCCAACATCATGAAACTGGTTGACAAAGGCGACGAGTTCGTAGAAGAATTTTTTGCCACCTTGCCCATGCTACGCGGTGGTGCAAAACTCTTGTCCTGGCTACAACAACACAAAATACCTTACACAATCTTGTCGGCACCATTGCGCATGAGACACGAAGCCAGCACAGCAGGCAAGCGCCGCTGGCTAGACCGGCACACCCCCGGTGTCAGCCAAGATGCTATCTTTACATCAGACAAACACCGGTATGCCATGAAAGGTGGCAGACCCAATGTGTTGGTCGATGATCACGGAGAAAAGATAGCCAAATGGCAGGCCAAAGGCGGCATAGGTATCAAGCACGACGACGCTACCACTGATAGCACCATTGAACAACTGTCAAAGATCTATTTGCAGTGATAGATCTTTGGTAGTAAATACCTACATGAGTAAAAACACAGTAGAGATAATCAAGAGCCCGTATGTTCGCAGCCACTGGTCTATAGAGCAACAGGCCGAACTGGCCACTTGTATGGATCCCGTAGATGGTTATCTTTACTTTATGGATAACTTTTTTTACATACAGCATCCGGTAAAAGGCAAGATACAGTATCATCCCTGGGACTATCAAAAACGCCTGATCCACAACTATCACAATTATAGATTCAGTATCAGCCTCATGCCTCGCCAGACTGGTAAATCCACTTCGGCCGCAGGTTATCTATTATGGTATGCCATGTTTGTTCCGGACTCCACCATATTGATCGCGGCACACAAGTACCTAGGCGCACAGGAGATCATGCAGCGCATACGATTTGCTTACGAAGCCTGTCCCAATCATATACGAGCCGGTGCTACCAGTTACAACAAAGGCAGCATAGATTTTGACAACGGCAGCAGGATAGTAGCACAGACCACAACAGAAAACACAGGCCGAGGTATGTCAATCTCCTTGCTGTACGCAGACGAGTTTGCATTCGTGAGACCCAGTATCGCGCAGGAATTTTGGACATCCATATCCCCCACTCTGAGCACAGGTGGTAAAGCCATTATAACCAGCACACCCAACTCTGATGAAGATCAGTTTGCCCTGCTGTGGAAGGGCGCTAACAAAACAGTTGACGAGTTTGGCAACCAGACCGACCTTGGCATCAACGGATTCAAGGCATATCAGGCAAACTGGCGAGAGCACCCCGAGCGCGGCGATGAGTACGAAGAACAGATGCGCAGCCAACTGGGCGAAGATCGATTCAGGCGAGAAATCTTGTGTGAATTTGTCATTGCCGACGAAACACTGATCAATGCCAACACACTGTTTGAACTGGAAGGACAAGAGCCTGTGTTCAAACACGGACAGGTTCGCTGGTATCAACAGCCTATAAAAGGCAAGACATATGTGGTGGGCCTGGATCCCAGCCTAGGCACCGGCGGCGATGCTGCTGCCATACAGGTGTTCGAAGCCAATACCACCAGCCAGGTAGCAGAATGGCGACACAACAAAACCGTCATACCCGATCAGGTCAAGATCATAGCAGAAATCTGCAGATACATCGAAGGCATCACCAAGGAACCGCAGAACATTTACTACACAGTGGAAAACAACACCATTGGTGAGGCGGCCTTGATCAGCCTTAGAGATTTTGGCGAAGAGAACATACCCGGCAGTTTCATGCACGAACCTGGAAAAAAACGCCGCGGGTTCAATACCACGCACAGCACCAAAATCACAGCCTGCGCCAAACTCAAACACTTGCTGGAATCTCGGCGCATGAAACTACACAGCCGCCCCTTGATATCTGAACTAAAAGTGTTTGTGGCTTCGGGCAACAGTTACAAGGCCAAACCCGGCGACACAGATGACTTGGTTATGTCAACTATACTGTGTGTAAGGGCCATGGACGTTATACAGAGTTTTGACGCAGAAATAAGCCAGCACTGGCGCGATCATGACGAAATTATACAGCCCATGCCCTTTATAGCCATCATGTGATTTTAATAAATACAATATGCCCCAAACCAAAGACAACATAGCACAACAATTGTACAACCTGCTCACAGCCAAGGGTTTTGATGTCAAAAGCCTCAACAACACAGGCAATCAAGACACGGCCATACAAGACAGCGATATATTCAGTTTTGACTTTGAGCACAACGGTACCAACTATGGTTCCGTGGTCATAATCTTAAGTCCAGATCTCAGCATAGAATTGCTGGTCACAGATGCCATTGGCAAACACATGGACAACGATTCAGGCGCCAGAGATGCTTGGTTTGCTTTCATGCAAGAATTACGCAACTTTGCAAGACGCAAAAGTCCGGACTTTAAAATATCAGATGCCAGCCAACTGCCATATCGTTTGAAACGTGCAGAGTCTGCCAACTTGGCAGAAGGACGCTATTGGGGCAGCAAACACATCAGCCGCACCACTGGTCCACAGAAGACCAAACTGAGAATACGTCACAACCGTGACATCAACGAAGGTGATGCTAGATTTAGACACATACAAGAACTTTTTATAGAAACCGAAGATGAACAGAGATTCAAACTGCCCTTTACCAGTTTGGTAGGAGGCCGCGCCATGGCACGCCATTGCGCCGAAGGTGGCAATCCTTGGGATCCAGTGGGACAGAATATCACCAAGATGGTGAAAGAGTGTGCGGTCATGGGCAATTTCCTGCGCAGAGTATCTGCAGGCAACTGGGCCAACACGCCACAGATTGAACTGGTAGAAGCTGCACGCCGTCATTATCAAGAGCAGAGAAAACGCCTGAAGAGCCTGGCAGGTCGCAGAGGCTATCAGACTCACGTGAGCAATTTTGATTCATCCTCTGATGTTGCTGTGACTGAGAGCACAGTACAGGCCATCAAAGAACTGTTTTGCCAAGCACCCAATCAAGAAATGGTAGCAGAAGTAGCACCCATACTGGGCACCATGGCTGAAGCAGACCAGTTTGAAGCCTGGGCTGATAGTTTGCTAGAAGGCACTTGGTCCTTGCCCAAAGACAAAGAAGCCGAAGATCAACTGATCGAAATCATGAGCCAGCCCTTGAAACTGGGCGCCAATGCACAAAATGCCACAGGCAAGCTGTATGACTTGCTGGGCGATGATGTGCTGTTTGATATGTTGAGCGATGCTGCCGAATCTGATCCCGAAGCAGATGCAAGACCCATCATACTGCAATGGATGCAGAACCAAGGCGCCGATCATCAATCAGTGGCCAGGATATCGCAGAAGTTAACCAACACACAACAAATCGATGCCAGCGGTGGCGCACCCAAGATCAAGAGTGTGGTTCGCGAACCTGACGCACAACCGGATCCTGCAGCGGTACAACGAGAACTTTCGGGCGTGACACAACGCCAAGTTCCGCCAAATTCTGTTGGCTTCAAGCCTTAAAATCAAGTACTGACATAAATAAAATCGAACCCATGCTGGCATGATCGAGTCATAATCATGCTGCATCGAAAGTGAACCGTTATGACAGATTTTGTAACTCTCGCGAATACCATTATCCGCGACTGGTGGTTGTTGATATTTTTCTTTTCTCTTGGTGGAATCTGGTGGCAGCTCAAGCACTGGTTCAATCAGGTCAATGCCAATATGGATTACGTGACCAAAGAACACGAAGCACAAAACCAAATCCTCAGCATCCTACACGAAAAAGTCATCAACATCGAACAAGACGTTTCCGAAATCAAAAGAGAACTATCCACCGTACACGAAGAAGTACACGAACAAGAAGTCAAACTGGCTGTACTAGAGCATCAAAAATCTCCTGCCAAAAGACGCAAAGTGGCTTCTGCCTAATCTGGCAAAAAAACTACCAAAAAAATACACTTTGTCATTGACCTGACTAAATAATATTGTTACACTTGCAGAATGCTTGTGTATCTAGGCATAAACATAGACCAACTTAGGCAACGAAAGGACAAACCTACAATGGCAACATCAATGGCAGAAATTCGCGCCAAACTGCAGGCGCAAGAGAATCGTACACAAGGTTCTCAATCCGGTGGCGGTGATAATTCAATTTTCGCACACTGGAACTTAGAGGAAGGCAAATCCGCAGTCCTCAGATTCCTCCCAGACGCAAACTCCAAGAACACATTCTTTTGGATCGAACGAGCAATGATCAAATTGCCTTTCGCTGGCGTCAAAGGAGAAATGGATTCTAAACCCACAGTGGTCCAAGTACCTTGCGTGGAGATGTGGGGCGACTCGTGCCCAATCCTCGCAGAAGTACGTGGATGGTTCAAAGACCCTAGCCTGGAAGAAATGGGTCGTAAGTACTGGAAGAAACGCAGTTACATCTTCCAAGGCTTTGTACGCGAGTCAGAACTTGCAGAAGACAAACTTCCAGAAAACCCCATCCGGCGTTTCATCATCAGCCCGCAGATCTTTACCATCATCAAAGCGAGCTTGATGGATCCCGAGATTGAAGAACTGCCAACCGACTATGAGCGTGGCTTGGATTTCCGTGTTTCCAAGACCTCAAAAGGTGGTTATGCAGATTACAGCACCAGTAAATGGGCACGTAAGGAAACGTCACTGACGCAGGCCGAACTTGAAGCGATTGAGAAATTCGGTTTGTTTGACCTCTCCAGTTTCTTACCGAAGAAGCCAACCGATGTAGAGTTGAAGGTAATGAAGGATATGTTTGAGGCCAGCGTTGATGGCAAACCTTATGATCCCGACCGTTGGGGTGCTTACTTCCGCCCTGGTGGTATGGCGGCTCCGGCTGGTTCCCCGGCGCCATCTGCCCCAGAAGAAGCAAGCGCCACTTCTACCCCGGCCCCGGCCAAGGCAGCATCATCTTTTGACGAGGATGAAGACGCTGCTTCGGCGCCAGTGGCCAAACCCGCGCAGGCATCTGGTTCAAATGCCCAGGACATCCTGGCTATGATCCGCGCACGTCAGCAAAAGCAGTAATCACGACTCTTGACTGATAGCAGGGGTCACAGTATACTTGTACTGTACCCCTGCACCTTTACCAACAAGGACCAACAAAATGGCAAAAAAATCTATATCTAAAATCTCTGACAAATTGGCAAAAGTATCTGACAGTTTTACTGTACAGATGTATGACAACGGCTTTATGTTTGAAATCTCCGGACGCAACTCTGAAGAAGATTGGCGCAGTGTAAAAATACTTTGCAACACCCAAGAACAGTTGATCGCGCTGATCAACGAAGCCACAGAAATCACGAGGGACGAATAATGGGCAAGCCCTTTGACATCAGCAAGTTCCGCAAGGACATTACCAAAAGCATTGAAGGGCTCAGCATTGGTTTCAATGATCCCACAGACTGGATCAGTACAGGAAACTTTGCGCTGAACTACTTGGTATCTGGCGATTTCCACAAAGGCATACCCTTGGGCAAGGTCACTGTGTTTGCTGGTGAATCGGGCGCAGGCAAGAGTTATATCTGCTCAGGCAACTTGGTACGCCACGCACAGCAACAGGGTATTTTTGTGGTGTTGGTAGACACAGAAAATGCCCTTGATGAGGACTGGCTCAAGGCTCTGGGAGTGGACACGGATGAATCAAAGTTACTGAAATTAAACATGGCCATGATCGATGACGTGGCCAAGACCATTACCAGTTTCATGGCAGACTACAAGACCTTGCCCGGCGATGACAAGCCCAAAGTTTTGTTTGTGATAGACTCGTTGGGTATGTTGCTCACGCCCACAGACGTGAACCAGTTTGAAGCCGGTGACTTAAAAGGTGACTTGGGTCGCAAACCCAAAGCACTCACAGCCCTGGTGCGTAACTGCGTGAATATGTTTGGAAGTCACAACGTGGGCTTGGTAGCCACCAACCATACATATGCCAGCCAAGATATGTTTGACCCCGATGACAAGATCTCGGGTGGTCAAGGCTTTATCTATGCGTCAAGTATCGTGGTAGCCATGAAAAAACTCAAACTCAAAGAGGATGAGGATGGCAACAAAGTTTCAGAAGTGTTGGGTATCCGTGCTGCCTGTAAGGTAATGAAAACACGCTATGCCAAACCCTTTGAATCAGTGCAGGTCAAGATTCCTTATGAAACAGGTATGAATCCTTATTCGGGTCTGGTAGACTTGTTTGAAAAACAGCAGATGCTGGTCAAGGACGGCAACAGGCTGGCTTACACTACCACAGATGGCGAAATTATCAAACAGTTCCGCAGGGCCTGGGAATCAAACGAAGCAGGTTGCTTGGATCAAGTTATGCGAGATTTTTCTGCCTTGTCTATAAGTAAGAAGTCAACGGTACAAGAAGCGCCAGTCAATGAACCAGTGTCAGAACTGATCCAAGATACTGTGTCTGTGGATCCTGAGCCGTTGATCAAACGCAAGAAAAAGGAACCTGAAACAGAATGAGCTTAGATATCATAGCCGAAATCTGGGACAATGTCAAACCCAGTATCAATCCCGTGGATCGCCGTGATGCTGCCGAAGCAGTGGTAGCAACACTGTTTGAAAACAACTATGAGATTGACGACATCCGTGATGCTTTCCGCGGAGACTCAGATATCAAACGTGCTGTCAAGCAGTATGCTGAGGAGCACCTTGAAGAAGAGGAAGAAGAGGAAGAGTATGAGGAAGAAGACGAGCGCTGGTAAATGAGTTGGTACAGCAGAGTAGTAGCAGACATAGGGTCCATACCCGATTTTATTGCACACTACGAATCTGAACTCTTGGAAGCCAAGCGTGAAGTCGGCATCGGTGGCCTGGTAGAGCGTAATGTGAAAGATCTACCAGGTATCACCGAGCATAGATTCAATCAACTGCAGGAAGTAGAAGCAGTATTAAACTATCTCAATATCCAACTGCGTAAGATACGCAGACGCCATTTTCAAAAATATCTCGAGGGCTATGCTCGCGCATTAAGTAGTAGAGACGCCGAAAAGTATGTAGATGGTGAAGATGAAGTGATCGATTATGAAACTATCATCAACGAAGTAGCACTGTTGCGCAATCGTTGGTTGGGAATCATGAAAGGACTTGACAGCAAGAGTTGGATGCTGGGACACATCACCAGACTAAGAACAGCCGGTATGGAGGATGTGACGCTATGAAAATCGCAGTATGTTCCGGAGGCTACGACCCGCTACACTCGGGTCACTTGGCCAGTTTTGAAGCAGCCCGTCTGCTGGCCGATCGACTGTATGTTGCTGTGAACTCAGATGAGTGGTTACAGCGCAAAAAAGGTCGAGCATTCATGCCTTTACCCGAGCGTGTGGCCTTGGTGCGTGCATTGCGATGCGTGGATCAGGTGCTGGCATACTTTGATGACTCAGATGGCAGCTGCTGTGCCGCTCTGGAAGAGATCAAACGTCGTCATCCCAACGACACCATCATATTCTGCAACGGCGGAGACCGCACACGAGAAAACATTCCTGAGATGCGTGTGCCGGGCATTGATTTTCAGTTTGAAATAGGTGGCAACAACAAGGCCAATTCCAGTAGTTGGATCTTGGAAGAATGGAAAGCGCCCAAGACCACTAGACCCTGGGGATACTATCGTGTGCTGCACCAAGCCGCAGGCGTCAAGGTCAAGGAACTCACAGTGGATCCCGGTGCCGCACTCAGTATGCAACGACATCAAGGCCGCAGTGAATTTTGGTTGGTGGCCGAAGGTACGGCCACAGTGGATACCATAGACAGCACCACCACAGATGTTGAGCTCAACGGAGTGTTTGATCGGCACCAATACCTGCATATCTCTCGCAACGAATGGCATCAACTGATCAACAACGAGTCAAACCCGCTCAAGATAATCGAAATACAGTATGGTGAGCAGTGCGAAGAAGCAGACATTGAGCGCCGCACCACACAACAGCCTGCGGTTGACCATTAAATGCCACTGTGCTAATATACTAGAAACGCAGTAAAAATACAGTGATTTATGGTGTTGTTTTTATGCCACAGTATGGATCCTGGCATTTGACCAATAAATCAGATTTTGCTATAATAAGTTTAATATAATAAAGCAAGGAGCGCAGTATGGCACAAGTTAGAATCATAGCAGGTGAGTATCGCAATACCGACGTATCGGGTCAGGTGTTTACCTTGATCCGGGACTTTCAAACCACTGCCAAGGGTGGCAATGTGTTGGTAGAAAACGGCGGCCAATTTCCCGGCTTCCCTGAGCAGATCAAAATCAAAGTAAATAAAATTTCAGACATCCAAGTAGTCAACGGAGATAAAGTGAGCGAAACTGTACAATTTAAAAAAGCCGAACTGCAGATAGCACCGCAGGAAACTGATCAAGAAGCCATGGATCGTATCGCCACGCGATTCAGCATCCTGGACGAAATGACCCGTGCCTGTATCGCCGGCGATGTGCGTGCCATGATCGTGTCTGGTCCTCCGGGAGTGGGCAAGAGTTTTGGCGTTGAGTACCAGTTGGAAAAGGCCGGCATCTTTGACAAATTGTCAGGCAAAAAAGTCAAGTTTGAAATCATCAAAGGCGCAATGACTCCCATTGGACTTTACTGTGCCTTGTTCAAGAACTCGGACCCCAAGAATGTGTTGGTGTTTGATGACTGTGACTCTGTGCTGATGGATGACATTGCCTTGAACATTCTCAAAGCCGCCCTCGACTCGGGCAAGCGTCGTAGAATCTGCTGGAATTCAGACTCGTCAATGTTGCGCCGTGAGGGTGTGCCCGACCAGTTTGAGTTCAAAGGTTCCTGTATCTTTATCACCAACTTGAAGTTTGAAAACTTGAAGAGCAAGAAACTGCAGGATCACCTGGAAGCACTGCAATCTCGGTGCCACTTCCTGGACCTGACCATCAACACCGAGCGTGACAAGATGTTGCGCATCCAGCAGGTGCATCGTGATGCCGAGGGTGGCCTGTTTGCCGAGTACAATCTCGAGCCAGGCATCGCAGAAGAGATCTTTGCGTTTATGGCCACTAACCAGAGTCGACTACGCGAGTTGAGCCTGCGTATGTGTTTGAAGGTAGCAGACTTGGTCAAGGTGTCACCTACCAACTGGCGTGCCTTGGCAGAGAATACTGTAATGAAGAACAGTTTTTAGCAGTACCCACTGACTTCACGCTCCTGGGTCAGTGGCATTTTGGGGACGGTAGGCAACTACCGTCCTTTTTTTACGACTATGATATGATGTTCTTTGTAAATGTTAGATTGCCAGTCTGGCGACCAATGTTTGAAATATCTTGTGTGGTTAGAGAACGATTGTACCACACATGATTGCCAGTAAATGAGATTAAATTTCCAGCACCAAATGTATTGGCGGCCACCACGTATCCCAGTGTGCCAGAGTTGGGTGTGCCAAATGATGCAGCGGCCATGTAATTGCCGGTGCCTGCTCCGTTGGCTGGTAGTCTAGCTATCAGTAGATTTCCTACGATGGCAGCCGCTGCAGTTCCAGAGCCACCCATGACAGTAAATCCCGAATAGTCGTTATTAAACAGTACGTCATAATAACCCATATCGCCGGCGCCTTGGTTATTGGCATCCTGTACTTGGGAATATTGATATTGCAGATATCTTCCCAACTCTATATTGCCAGTGACTCCGTTGAGTTTGAAAATGCATGCTCCAGAAGTGGGAAACCAAACATTCCCCTGATTGTCCCAAGCAGGCTTTCTTGGCGTGCTGAATCCCTGCAGCCCTAGTCCCTCGGGGCCAGTCTCGCAGGTTTGCCATATGATATTGCCAGTATGTTGATCAATCAGTAGACCTTGGAAGGTGCTGTTACGGATACCACCCATCGCTATGTTACCTGTTGTGGGATTGATTGTAATTTGTATAGCCTCTTCAGAGAACACACTGACAGAGGTATTGGCCGTATAGTATTTTTGCCATATCACATCGGCTTCGGGAGTTATCTTTGTTAGATAAAAATTTTGTAGAGTGCCTCTGGCTGGTACACGTATCCGTCCACAGACAAATATATTTCCTTCAGCATCAATTTCTATACCACGGGCTATGCCCTGTGAGTTTGTGGTCTGTCCCGGAACATTGGCAGATTTTTGCCAGATGA